TCAAGAAGTATCTGAACGCTATTTGAAAAAACAGCTGATTGAGTTGCGCCGTCGAAAATACTAACAGATTCTCCATTAACGTCTATGATTCTTGCTTCTGTTAACGTCTGATCTTTCTCCGCTAATGTACGGGCATCGGCACGCGCATCGGTGAAATACTTATTAGTTGTACCTTCTGCAATGTCGTCAGTATCCAACACAACTGCGCCCACTTGCGTATTGACCGAACTCACATCGTTCACTTGTGCGCCCGTTTCGATGCCGTCAAGTTTCGTCTTGTCGGCTGAACTCATAGACCCCGCCGCGGACGTAGTGGCCGCTGAAATCGAAATGGCCGGCGTCGTTCCGCCACTCGAAACAATTGGAGACGTTCCCGTCACCGATGTAATTACCGTCGGTTTGTTTAGGATTTGGGCATCGCCTAATGTCGCATTCCAATCGGCGTTTACGTTGACTTCTGCACCCGCCGCAATGCCTGATAGTTTGGATTGCTCCGCCGTTGTGAAATACAGATTCGTTGTGCCTTGCGCCAAGTCGTCCGTATTGCCACTCAACTCTTGAACTTTCAACGCCTGAAATGTCGTCGCATTGGTTGTAGCATCGAATACCGGCACTTGCCCCGTTGTTGTGCCACGCGATGCCGGAAGGTCATATGTGCTTCCCGATGCTCCAATTCTTAATGCCAGAAACAAAGAACGCACATCGCCAATGGTTGCCGCCGCAACTCCGTTCAAAGTAATGACGGCCTTGAACGTAGTATTGTCGATTTGCATCTTATTCGATGCGTCAACAATGACATCCGTTGTCGTTCCCGTGTAAGATAGTCGCGCCTTAATATTAGTCACGTCCGATTCAATGGCCGTCAAATCCGCATCAACGGAATCGCCTGATGTGCCAGTTCGGAAGATGTCCGTACTTGCCAAAACCACCGCGCCCGTCTTTGTGGCTACGCTCGTAACCGGCGCGAGTTTGAACAAATCGCTTCCCGTAATTTTTTTCGAACTGCCCGTAGGATCGTCCGTTGTATCGCTGATGTCAACGATGTAAAGGATGTCTCCGCTTGCCGGCGTAGTTAACGCGGACTTGTCTGTAAGTTTACTTTCTGCCATTACAATTTTACGTTAATCGCGGCCAAATAGTTTTGAATGCGTCTTTCGTGCAACCAACTTCTCCCAATGTTTAGTCCCGAATAATACGGCCGGTGATTGGGATAGATGTCCGGATATTGATTGGAAAGGTACTCCGGCATCTCTGCGCCGTACACGCAAAGGAAATCGCTCAATCGCTTTGTGTAGAACTCTGCAATGTTTTTCGCCTGATCCACAACGAGCTTGATGTCTTGAACATCCGCCGCTTGCCCCGTGTCGTCGTTCACTTGCACAACCGAATTGTTTGCAAATCGCAAACGCATCACATAGGCCACTTCTGCGAATGCGTGGAAAGTCAACGCCGGTTGAATTAAATCCATCACTTCCAAGTATCGCCCAGTTAATGGCGTAGCATTCTGCACGTCCGTTGCAATTTTGTGATACAACTCCGTGCCTAAAATGGGGAGAATGAATTTGTCCTGCGCGACTTTGATGTACGGCCGCAACAAGTTGTCATCGACCGATCCGCCCAACGCCGTATCTCGCTTTAGTTTGCTTGTGCTTACAAATAGAGTTGCCATTATACCATATCAATTGGAGCAATCGTTTCAATACCAGGTTGCGGGATGTATGGGTTATTTCCAACCCGTAACATCACCTCATCCCATTCGGCCGCAATGTCGTCCCATATCAACGGATCGTCGCCCGTGTATAGCTCATCGCCTATCCACAAGACGTAAATCAAACGCGTCCAATAGTGATAACAATTTACGCCGCCTTTGAACTCAAATATATCGTAGTTGCCAAATTCCTCATTTACTTGGTCTGCGCTCATATCGGCAATATCCTCAAACCGATATTGAACTCCCGCCGCCGACAAATCCACCATACGCAAACAAAAGTCCCGCGAAATTCCCGTCTTGCTTACCGGTCTTGAGTCGTTTTGGGAATACGCATATCTCAACGCAAAATGGTATCCTTTTGGGCTAACCACATCGCCCCATTCGGAATAATCCCAATGGTTGTCATACGATGCCAACGTACTCTCCGATGCCGCGAAATTGTGTTTGGAGTTTAACCGGCGTTCCATCTGATTATCCGTTACGCGCTCCTCACGGAACAACATCCAGGAATCGCCCATTGGCGCGTTCTTGCCGGCCAAATGCTTCAACCATACTTCGCCAATTTCATTGGGGATGAAGTCGGGGATGACACGCGAGAATTGTTTTTTTTTTCTTCCTCTTGGGAAGTTAGGAACGGCGCGGGAACAAATTGCCCAAACTTCAAATCCAAAGTTATCGCGTTGCAACTCAAAATCGGCCTAATTCCTGCCAACAACTCCTCTTGAATAGGTTGAATAACCGTTGTGTTGAACAACTCAAACGCCTCTTTCATCTCGTCGGCGTTGCTTCCAAATCCGCCTCCCGCGTCCCGAATGCCAAACAACAATGGAGATGTCACACGATGGCCGGAAAGAATTTTTTGAGATACTTCCTTGCTCAAATATTCGTACATTTTATGTTGATCTTCGATGCGAATTTGCTCAACCTTCGGCGCATTTTCGTGAGAATCGTTGAACGAAATCAACAACTTCGCACCAGTCGCGCCTCCAAATTTGGCGTACAAATTTCTTTCGATTTCTTGTTGTTCTTCGTCTGTTGGGATTCCATTGTTAAACGAAACCATCATACTCGGAAAGAGACCATTTTCGATGTTGTTCAAATGGAACTCTGAAATGGATTTGTCCAAATGGATGTAATTCGTACTCCCCACATAATCCGGCAAGCCATAATAGATACTCAACGGATTGTAGAGTTTAATCATTATCACCGTGCTTGCCGCCTCACGATTTTGCGAGTTGAACGCCGGAATTGCTTGCCTCTTTACTCCCTCTTTATCCCATTCCGTAGAATGATAAAACGTCTCTATTTCATCGTTGTCATTCACTTTGCCCACGCGTATGTGCGCCGCCGGCAAATGATGCACTACACTTATTTGCGTGCGATCAACACTCCAAATGGGATTCAGATAACATTGGCCATAAAGCTTCAAATCGAATGCCGCCCGTTTTAACGTCTTGCCGTTATCAAACAACTGAACAAGTCGCAACCATTGATCGACGTGTTCGTCTTTGTTGTCTGCGTCCAGTCCTAACCCATAAATCAAGTCCGCGCATCCCTTTACAATGGCCTGGTGCATTGAACTACTCATATACAAATAGTCCAAATAATCGCCATACAAATTGTCGTCGCCATACGCCACATATTCCTTCCCTGGTTCGGCCTTGAACGTAGGTAAGTTTAACGTAGGCAACGCAATCGCGCCCATACTGACGCGTTTAGGTGTAGATGTAATCGGATTCAAGATCGTTGTATTCAATTATCGCATTTGTATTGTACGGCGTAGCATTTCGGACAAATGCCAATCCGCGCCAAATTTCGTTCACGCCGTCCATATACTGAACGACATATTGGCCTTCAATCATAACCGGAACAACAACGCTATATCGCCGCGCTCGAATTGTTGCGCTCACAAAAGTTGGCGTGATGCTCGTTGTTGCCTTGCTCAAACAATTCGTCAACGTCAAGACCAACGCCGCCGGCGTTACATCGCCGAAATTGACGTAAATGTCTGATGTGAAGTTGCTTCGGAGTTGTAACATATCGGTAAATATAAAAGGGAGAGACCGTTGTCCCTCCCTTTCCCTAACCAAAGGAACGATTTTACTCGTTACGTTACAATCGTTGGATCAGTTGTCAATCCATCGAAAGGATACGCCGCATTTGACGCGCTTACAGACGGAGTTAAAAAGAATCCGGCCTCCTCCTCTTTGCCCGTAAACTCTAACTCGAATCCGCTTAAATCGCCAAACGCCTTGCCTGACTTCATTGATCCAGTCGTTACGTGCATACCATTTCGTGCGCCTAACAGAATGACATTGCCGTTGTTGTCTTCGACGAAGATGTTCGGCCGGCCATAGGCCAACAATCGAACAACGCCCTCATCCAATGCCGTCAACTTGTGAAAAGTCACGGTGAGCTTTTGCTCATAAAATACCGTGCCGTTTTCCAAAGACGATTGCAAAGTCGAATCCAACTCGCACAACTCCGGCCGAATCTCAAATTTATAGACCGACCACGCCGCCGTCTGAACATCAGTAACCAGATTGGTGCCGGCATTCAACGTCCATCCCGCTTGCGTAGGCAAATCTTTGTAGTTGTGGAAATAAATTGCCTTAATGCCGCCGATGCTATTGCGACAATCAACTACGCGTCCATCGGTGAGTAAGCAACTCATTACGCAAACAATGTGAATCCGAGTACAATATCCGCCGGAGTTACCGTCTGCACGCCTACGGCCATTTGCATCACAATACGAATGTTGTCGCTACCGTCGTACTCGTATGTCGGAATCCAACGAACTTCGTTCAAATCCGTTCCGAGATTCGTGCCGACAATCAAATTGTCTTCATACGTGAGCATAATGAAGTCGTCGTAGAAACCTGGGCATACGTTGATTTTGATGCCCATAAACGTGATGTTGTTGAAGTTCTGCGCCGTTGCAAGGTTGTTGATACCCAAGTTGTTATTGGCTACTCCCGCGCCCAAACCGGCGAGTTGTTGGCAATACAACGCATACGTCTTGGGCGAACAATAAAATGCAATGTTCGGTTTGCTCAAAATGGCCGGTTTTGAAGTCGCGGCCGTTGTGTAAACCAAGTTGAATTGCGTAATTGCATTCGAATTGGTAATGGCCGTAATATCTACTCCGGTGTATCCCGCTACGGCTGACGCATCTACTTTGGCTTTGGTCAGAGCTGCAATGGCCGTGCCATCGTTGCACAAAAATCCTTTCGTGAATACGGCCGATCCTTGCCACAACAAAGTTTCCAGGTTCTCCGCCGTCTTTGCCGCAACAAGTCCCAACGTAGAATTTACCAGTTCTTGCGTCATCAAGTTGGACGATGCCCGACTCGTTGCCGTGCCTTGCCACGTTGGATATACCGTCTTCCGACAAATTTCCTCGTTGACTTTCAAATCAATCAAAGTCAATACGCGTTCCCCCAATGTCAAATCCGCACCGTCCTCGAATGCACACGCGGCCGCCTGAATAGTATCGACGGCATTCAACGTCTGAATGACCGTTTTGTGATGGATACCATCAATGACGCGCACGTAGTTTTTCGCAATCGTGTCGTTTGATTTCAACGCCGCGCTCATAATAGGCAATGCCAATTCGCCGGCGTATGTAGTCGCCGGAGAAATCGCAATATCGAAATTGCGCCGGCGGAAGTTTCGTTGTCCGTAACTCATCGTTTTCCAAAGTTTTTCATTGCATTAAATACTCGTTCCTGAATGCTTCCTCCAGTCGGAACTCCTGGTTGTACGTCATTTTGCCGTTGTGCGCTCAATCGTTGTGCCGCCGGCAATGCTCCAAACTCCTTCAATTGCTTCCGCAGCTCAATGATTGTCGCACGTTGACGACGAATCAGCGAATCGGTTTGCTCCGCGCCAAATCGCTCACGGCGCATCCCCCGCCCAGAACGCTCAAAACGCTCACGGCGTGCGTCCATTGGCCGACGTGCGTCACGCTCCCGCAACTCCCGACGAACTCCAAATTCACGGCGTTCCCCGCGTGCTTCCATCCGTTGACGGCGCATCTCCCGCCGCTTCCGCAATTCGCGTTTGAACTCCAATTGGCGGCGCGACATCCGTGATGCCTCTACTTTTTCGCCGTTGCCCTCTTTTGCCAAATCCAATGCCATTTGATACAATGCTTGTGCGCTCTCTGCGGATAGACCCATCTCCGTGAGAATAGTGATTAGTTTGTCGTCTGAATTGGTTTCTGATTCAGTTGTCTCACTCGCCGTTTGCGATGTGGTTTCTTCGGTTTCTTCTTCTTGAAACCGGCGTTTTCTAAAGTTTGCCATTGTTCTTAAATATCGTCGTGTTTACCCATATAATTCTTCCAACTCGTTTAAGATGAGATGGAAGTAAAAATAATCGCTAAAACTCATTGTGGATGGGTAACGTCTCTCAAAGACGTAACGCATCATAAAGACGTTTCCCTGATAAAAATAATCTCTAATGTCTGCCAAATAAGACAACCATTGCGCGTCTTTGGCATAGTCGATTTCAAAATCGTCCATTGCCTGAATTGCCGCACTTTCCGCCGTCTGAAACATTAGTACACAAACAACAAAGGATTTGCCGATGTGCCAACTTGCGTGACATCCCCACTTTGTTGCAAATCTTTGGCGTAATAATGAAGGTCGAAATACTTCTCAAATATCTCATCCCCCAAATCCTCAATTTCCAATCCTGCATTGTCGAGATACCAAGTCGCCAACTCCTCGCCGCGCAATCCTTCCGCCTCCTCGCTCAATGCCGCATCGCCCGATTCTTCAATCAATAACGCCACATCGCCGCCGGCAAGCAAGTCGTTGCCAAATTTCTCCCAATCGAAGTAATTGGACATCGAAGATTTGTCAATGTCACCATTTTCAAATAGCTCCTCCGCCCATTGTAAAATGGTCATCTTGCCTTGAAATGATCGCTCCCATTCGTTTTCAACTTCATCATAATCCCATCCCATTTCCTGAATGGCCTTCATTAATTCAACCGGATCCATTGTAAGGTCTCCCGCCTTTTCCAGCACCCACAAATACGTGTCATAGGTACTTTCTGTGAAACCTTCGACATAACCCGTTGACACCGCTTCCGCATCGATGTAATCCCAATCAACCGGTTCGGCCTCCTCAACCGGCATTCCCATATTGTCGCCCAATTCCTCCAACCATTCTTGAACGGCATCGGCGTACTCCTGAAACGATCCGTAACGAAATGGATAAAATTGTTTGTCCGGCGCATCAATGCCCAATGGCCGCAACCAAATGGTTGCCTCTTTTGCGTAGTCCGTAAACGCGTGCCGCGCCATCTTTATCTTTTTCATTCTTTGCTTGTAAAGATTTTTTAGATACATCACTTTCATTTCGTTGATTTCCGGTTGTTGCGGCGTTTTCGCTTCCGTTGCCGCCACTTGACCGTCGAACTCAATGACGATGCCATCATATACTTCGAATGACTTGCCGCCTTCCGTTTGGTACGTGCCATTCGGGATGTCAACGGGATTGCCTTTGTCGTCCAGTTTGTAAACACTAACTCCAGGTTCGAGTACATCGCCATCCGTGCAAATGACATCGCCATTGCCCAACGTCACTTCCGCGTAAAATTTCCGGCGCGTAAACCATTGATAGATGCGTTCTATCATTGTGCGTTCACTCAATTTGGTTTTGCTCATCTTCTGCACGTTATCAAAGAAATATCCCTCAATACTCAATCCCTGAAGATTGCCGGCCTTCACCTCTTGCCACATATTTTCATTGGCGCAATGGATACGCACCATCCAAGTTCCAACCGGATTAGAAAGGTTGTAAAGATTTTGTTTGTCCTTCTCGGCATCCTCAACAATCCAACTTTCCACTACGCTCACATTCTCGATTGCCGTTTGATGTTCGTGCGTATGGGAGTTTGTGCGATTTTGCTTCAGAAAAAATTCAGCGGATTTCTTTACCGTGTCCGCCGAAAAATACACGTCATATTCCTCGCCCGTTTCTTCGTCGTAACGCGGAATCAGTTTGTCGGGAATCATTGCCGGCCCAATTAATGTTCGTTTTTCGTCATCAATTGCGCCCATCGTAATCAGTTGAGACGGCCGGTTTTGGCGATTGAAGAACACGAAATTAGATTCAATCGCAGGATACTTGACCAAGGAAATCGCTTCGACTCCTGGCAACTCCTGATTCTCATCCAAAACCAATTCAATCAATCTTCGTTGTGCCATTACGCATACTGCATTTCATCCAAATACACGAAAAAATTCTTTTATGGCTCTCATTACGAGTATTTGTTGTGCGGATACACATCATAGATGCCGATATAAAACAATTTTCTTTTCATATCTCCGTGTGTTTAATAATACCCCGCGTTAATAACATCCAAAATTGGATCAATCAAATGACCGGCAAAATTTTCGCGCTCTTGTTCGTACATCGTGTCTCCATAGATTTCCCACACTTCCACAACATTGTCACCCATACGTGACAACGTGTGTCCTTGTCGCAATGCGTCCTCTAACGCATCAATAGCATCTAACAATTCCGGCGACGGTTTGAAAGTCATCAACTTTTCTCTGCCGTGAAACCAAATTTTTTCGATTTCGTCGTAAGGTGATAAAGCCATATCTCTGTGTGTTTAGTGCTTAATAATATGTCTCCTCCTCCAATTCTTCGTCATAGTATCCCGAATTGAATCTATCCTCCAATTTGCTCCATTGCTGAAATAGTCGGTCTAATTCGCCTTCCAACGATCCCGCTTGTCCTGATTTTGCTACTTCATACATTAACTCATCAATGCTTGCAACTACTGACGCAATTGCGATGCTAATTTTCGTTCTGTTTTTCATATCTCTGTGTGTGTTCGTGTGTGTGTTTAGTACCTATGTATTAAGGATAAACATTTATTGTGACCGAATACTCATCACTATATCCATACCGACTTTTGAGTACAGATATTCCAAACTCATATTCAATCATACTAATTACAGAATCCCACTTCATAGGACGCGGCGATTCCACTTCCATTTGAAACTCTCCTGCTTCCGGACTCCACAATGTTGCATTTACCGTCATTCCGTAATGCTCAATCATTTCAATGATGTCCTCTGTAATGCTTGGCGGAATAAATCCCATATCTCTGTGTGTTTTGTTTAATTAAATCCGTCTTCCATTGATTCCATCAAACGAGAAATCTGTGTATAAATTTCGTCGATGTCATCCGCATAATCCGCCGTTGTATTTCGTGCAACCAATTGATATGCCTCCTCAACCAATACTTGAGCTTTGTACAACTTGGTCAACGCATTCTCTATATTCTTCGTATCGTACATCTCTCTGTTGTTCGTTAAGACAAAGTTATGCCAAAAAGCACAATGTTGGTACTCCGGCCTTGATGTTTTTTTCCTTGCACATTGGCATACGTTGAAATATCCATTCGTTTACAAAGAACTCCGCATTCCCATTTGATTCGATTGCAATTGCATCCCCTGCAAATTACTTTGTACAACAAACGTCTCGATGGGCGGCAATTGAATTTGTGGCGTAGGATTGGGCATCGTAGGAACTAACGCCTGAACTGCCGTTCCCCCGCCCGATGCTCCGCCGCCCCCGCCGCCAATTCCGCGTGCGCTTGCGCCGGCATCGCTCAAAATTTTCTTAATGCTGACAAACGAACTTAGCACCGTTCCAACCATTGAAGCAATGTATCCGGCCAACGCAATGGGCGCACCAGGCCCAGTTGCCGCCGCCGCACTCGTTGCTCCCGCGATTGCCGATGCCATTGCCTTGCCTTGATCAAGCAAAATACTTGTAACGGCCAATGCCTTTTGTGTTGCGCCGCCTTCTTTGGCTATATCCTCAATGCCGCCCATCAACTTCCGCGCTCCCGATTCCATTGCTTCCAATCCCTCCAGTCGTGAAGTTGTTGTGTCTTCAATGTATTTCTTGTTTATAGCCGCTAATTCCTCATTCATTTGTCGCTCCAACTCGGCAACGTCGAAATTGTATTTCTGCGCTAAAGCAAACAACTCCTCATAGTGCATTGCAATTCTCATCGCCTCATTTTCCAACTTGACCAAAGAATCGTCTTCATCCTCCAACGCCTTTTCGATTTCGGCACAAGCTTCGTAGTGCTCCCTTATTGCCTCTTGCTCATCCTCAAATTCTTGCTCACGATTCCGTTTCGCTTGCTCATCCGCTTGTGCTTGATTTTCTTGCGCCGTTTCAAATGCTTGCCAAAATGCTTCCGATTCCTCCGCATCGTACTTCGCATTGATTTGGGCGATTTGTTCCCGTGTTGCGTCTATCTCCCTCGCTCGATCCAATGCGTCTTGCCGGCGGAACTCGATTTCCTTCATTGTCCTATCCAATCCCTCCAACGCTCTCAACTCCTCCTCCCGATCCAACTCCTCACTCAATTTCGCACGTTCCTTCCTCTTGCGTTGCGCCTCTGCAATTGCCTTTTCCCGCGCCTTTTCTGCATCCTTTTCCTTTTGTTGTCTTTCTCGTTCCGCTTCCTCCGCCAGTTTCTTCTCTCCCGCAATTCTGTCACGCTCCGCATCCAACAATTGTTGTGAAATACGAATGCTTTGTTGCATTGCGGCATACGATTCTTTCATGGTTTTGATTCCTTCCGCACGTTGCTCGTTGGAATCGCTAAAAACTTGATACCATTTTCTTTCTCCCTTTTCTTCCGCTTCCTTGATTTGTGCAAGCAACTCCCGCGCCGTTGTTTCGTCTTGCAACAACGCGTTTGTGTCCAACAATACATTTTGCGCTCTCCTCTGATCTCTCTCCGATTCCGCACTCAAGTCATTAAAGATGTCTATTTCCTTGCCCAGTTCTTTATAGGCCATTGCTAAATCGTCAACGGACGCGTTGTTGTCCATAACAATGTTATACGCCGTTTCGTTTGCCCGTATGAAGTCATCGACGGCCACCTGCCCCGCCTTCACCGCCTCCCCAAACGCCTCCATTGTCTCCGTTGATCCACTCATCCAACGCGACAATGTATCCCAATTTTCAATGATTTGCTCAATAAGCATCAAGAGCAATGGCAATCCCAACGCGGCCAATTGAGTTTTGAGAAACTTAAAACTCATCCCCAATCTTTTGACGCTCCGTTCCTTGCCTTGAAATCCGCGAATTAACCCCTGCAAACTACGCGGCAAAACCGATGAAAAAAGATTTGCCAGTCCCGTCCAATCTTTCTTCGTTTGCTTCGGCGTGTCTCCCGCCTTCTCTTTGGTTTCGTCCATTTTCTTTTGGAGTTCGCCCAACGCATCCATAGGTTGCGAAGTATCCATCTCTCCTTTGATATTGAACTCCTTCATAGCATCTTGTATTTTTCTAACCAGTTCCCGTATTCAAAATATCCGTGAAATCGCTTGCCATCCCGATTTTTCTTCGGCACGCGCTCACTCATCTCCAACATAACCGGTATGCTCCGGCCTATCGCGTTCAAATAATTCCTCATTGCCACAACATATAGGTGTCGTCTTGCCACAATCCTTTGTCTCCATTTTGCCACAACCAATCGCCTTCCACCGGCACAATTGATGGCATCACCGTCCAAATACAATCGGTCTTGGTCACCTTGACTTTGGCCGTCCATTGAATTGCGCGATTATTAGTTCCGTCGGCAATAATTATTAACGATGGCGTAGTTGTCGCATTCAATGAAAACGAAATATGTTGCGTGAAATCGCCGCAATGATGGATGTGCGTAGTCAATCCAATTTGCCGGATACTGCCGGCCGTTGTTCGAAATGTCGCTTTATACAATGCCGTTGCCGCATCGCCCACCGCCCCCGCACTTCCTGCCAACTGCACGCAATTGATGTACACCTCGACATCGTACACGCATTCCAATTTCAAAGGAATGGCCGTCCCCCCGTAACCTGAAAAATCGACATTCACATTCCCATCCGTGAACGCGCTCATTGCAATTTCTTGCTCGATGACATTCACGTTGTCAAAATTCGCACTCCACAACACCGGTTGATTTGGCCAGTCCGTAGGTTGATCCGGCGCACTCCCATCGTCAAACGGAGACACAATTGGTTCATTGGGATTGCCGCCTACATTCGTTGCGCCTTTCCAATAACATTGGGAGTTGGCCGGATTCCAAGCATAACCATAATCCTCGCAACATTCTTGCGTTGCCGCCGCACTTACTCCAGGTTTGGACTCAAAATCCAATGTCCCATCGGCATTCCATACTGATGGATAGATGCCGCAATCGTAGTTCAGTTTATTGACGACTTTGATAAGTTCCACGCTACACTTGCGCCGAATGGATACTGCGTAATTGGAGATGCTTAAAACGCGCCAATACGCATCCCGTATCCATATCATATCGTTGAGTTTGAGTTGCCGTATGTCATCCGGTTTCAAAACCATTTCGCACTTCATCACACGGCATTCGTCGGAATACAACTCGGCGAACATCTGCGCGTAAAATGATCGGAACAAATAGTTCCCCGTTCCGCCACCATTGTACAATGGGTGATCCGCGTGATCCGGCCACGCCGCGCCCCAATTCACGCCGTAACTTTGTTCCACTACCGGCGAATCCGTGAACTCGCTGAAAAATGGATAAACCGTCGTCTCCTCTGCGTCTATCAATATACGTCCGCCGTTGCCCACATCCTTCACGCCGTGATAATAACCGAGCCAGGGTTTTTGAACTACGGATTTTGTTTTAACTCCCTCACTCACTTGCCATTGTTGCGGCACAAGTACATTTGGAATGGACGATGAAAATTGCCACGCATTGTAAATTGGCGTATTCCTCAACGGCACGAACAAACTCTCCGGTTCGTCCGATCCAACGGCAAACTCATTGTCATTGGTGAAGATGTATGTGCCGCGCACGCTCCCGTGAAAATCTTGATACCAAGCATTTCGCCCGTCCTTGCCTTCCTCATCCGTAAATCGAATTTGTTTCTTTTGATATTCAGTTGTTGGTTCGATGGTAACTTTCTGCCCCCAATCCACTTTGTCCGTCCAATCCTTGATGGCCGTACCTTGCTCCATATAATCAGAATAAGGTTCGATTTTCAATGTTTTCCCATCGGCAACAATTAGCAAGTTGTAACGTGTAGCAATGGCCTTAATCCATTTGTCCATCGTAACCTCTACAAAGTTGTTCGCCACATCCACCATAACCATTGCCCCATTCACATCGTAAATTGGCATCACGATATAAGACCCAGACGCTAAAATTGTCACATTGGATGCGCCGGTCTTCTTCGCCGCGAAGTACAAATCTTCTCCCGCCGCAAGTTGCACATTATAGGTATGTTCGTACTCAAATGCACTCCCATACGGATACGTTTGTTGGTGTGACCATACATTCGTTTCCGTTTGAAGAATCGAAAAGAACGTGTACCCCCCCGTTCCCGTACTACTGATTTGTAGGCGAATCGTAAATTGCCAAGTTCCGTCAAATGGAGCCGTAAAAATGCCATTTGCAAACAATCCGTCCGGATCATAAAACTCGCCTGACTCGGAATTGAAAACGAGATACGCCGGATTATTCGTTGAAAGTATTAAGTTCGTTGTTCGCCCAACTTTTGACGCAAACAAAGGTCTCGATGCCAAGTATTCCCGATGCGTTCCGACTGCCATATAAAGGTTGTCAAAAATGTCTTCGGTGAAGAAATCGGAATCCACCGCATATCCGGCATACGCCGCGATGCGTTCAAACAAGTATCTTACTTTCACCGCCGGCCGCAACGTCTGTGGGCGAATGGGAGAGTTTGCACTTCCAATGCCGTAATGTGTTACGCCGACGACATTTCCATACGACTGAGCATAGTTCCATCGTTGTTCTTCGTGCCACCATTGAGATGCGTCAATCAAAGGATATACTAAAACTCCCGCCCCCGCGCCCGTGATGTCTTCGGTTGTGTCCCAACTTTGTATGACTTTCGCCGCCGTCAATTGGTGATCCAATGCGCCATTTAACACATCGCTCCATTTCGCTCCGCGTATGGCCTCAAAGAAATCGCCCTGCGCCCCAACAATAGTGCATTGATATTGGCCTTTGTACACGTCCACCTCCTGAAGTTGCAACGCGCCTTCAAAAACCAAAATGCCTTCGTCGTAAACTTCCACATCTGTTCGCTTGCTTGCCTCCCATACGCCGACCTCGATGTTCACCTCATAGTAATGCGCGAAAAATCGGTTGTTCGTTGGCGTAAATGGAAGTTCGAAGTTGAACGTGTACGGGCTTCGTTTTGCAAACGGATCACGCAAGTCATAAACTTGGATATTCAGCTCAATGGTTTCGCGTAAAATGTCCAACGCATATTTCTTTTGGGCGATGCCCAACGCGTTGAATCCATCCTGGCATTTGGCTATCAATTGAATCATTGCGTGACGTTCTTGCGTCCCAACTGAATTTCAACGGAATACTGCACCATTTGACCGTTCACGCCAATCATATACGATGCCCGACTTTCCTTCAAAACAACCGGCAACCAATTGTCATTCTGCAAATACACCTCCCTTGCGTGCATCAGAGATTTGTAAACGGCATTGTACTCCTCCGGCAAGAAATCACTATTCATTTTGATTGTGTCTTGCGATGTCACACCATACGCCGTTTGTCCCATATCCCAGGGATTCCGCACGAATGACGTTCCCGTCCCCGCCGTCATATAATTTGACCCATCCCGCATATAGGTCTCTCGCTTAATCTCCGTACTCGTTTGATTGGCCTTTGGGAAGTTCAGATAATCCCATCCGCCATATTCATTTAGCCATGCCAAACGATATACATCATACTTGCATTCCGCTTGCTTGTAAAATGTGTACACTTGACTCATTGACGTACTACTCGTCAACGATGAGAGTTTGGCCTCTACCGTGTAGTATGTCCATCCGGTGTTGGCACTTGGTTTGGCATCCGCATCCGCCGTCTGTACTTCCAAGTTTTCCGGATACGCGCCGAAATAACCATACTTCGAAGTCCCCAACCACACCTGATTAAACGGCAACATCGAATCGCTCAACAACGTATTGCCGGCGTAATACCGAACTCGCATATACATCGCTCGTTTGCTTGTGGTGAAATCTGTAATCATTGCCACCACGCCCCAATCGTCTTCGGTTGTGAAAATCTGATTGGGCAAACTGGTTAGAAACTTCGCACTCGTTCCAGGCACATAGTCATCAACGGCGACATCGGCCAATGATGCGTAGTTGGGAATAAAGGTTGAACGCGTTGCATATACCGTCGCACTCGCTTGCCCCAAAGTTTCCGTAGGTTGTTCTTCTGCACTCGCCGCGTACTCGTAACCAAATCCCAACGTCACCTCTTTGTACAATGTGTTGTTTGCCGCCGTGACTACCTTATGCACCGAATCACTCGCATACGTCAATTGTGATTCGAGATAATCGCGGATCACCGCGCTCACATTGAAGATGCCCGCACTCACGCCGTTTGGCGTTTGCTTCAGTTTGGCACGCAATACGCCGTCAATCGTTATTGTACAAATGTATTTGTATTTAAGTTCGTTGGTGTTTGTCGTATCCTTAACAACAAAGATGTTGTCATCCAACGCGCCGACGAATGTCAATCCGTCTGTTGTGGTTGGAGATTGTAGAATGGAATAGGCCATTAGAGTATCACAAATTTGAAGTCCTTTGGAAATTCTTTGTCATAATACGCATCCACATCGCGCGTCAATGCTTCCTCCAGGTTCGGGAGATGTTTGTCCCAAATGAATTTCATTGGTTCACTTACGAATGGAGTTGGTTCAATTCCATACATATAAATTTTCTTACTGATTCGCCGCACTTGCTCCTTTCTTGGGATAAACCTTCCTTGAGCATCACGGAAATTGGGCAATCCCTTTCGTATAACCCATTTGTCTATCGCCGCACGCAATCCCCCTGGCCTTCCGGTTTTTGTCCCAAACTGAAATGGGGAATCAGGAGCTTTGTCCGCGCTCGCGAATCCCCGCACTCCCATCTCTACAAAAACCCAATACGGCGCACCGTCAAATGTCAAACTCACGCCTATCTTTTCCTCTTTGGCGGCAAATGTGTATGACATACTTTTCCGAAGATTGAAAGTTGCATTCTTTTTGTTCTGATCCAAGATGCGCCGCGACAATCTAACCCAATCTCGCCCAAGAATTTGCAACGCCGCACGCAAGTTGTCCGCGTTCAACGTCTTATGCCCGACAAGCAACTTCACATCAGTATAACGCATTGCAATAATCTTCCGGCGTTGGCGTGACGATTGTAATACTAAATGACCATCCGGCCAGTAAGTTGGAAAACCTTGCTTCGAATGGTTGTAAGGAAATGGGATGTTGAATCGTCCAAGTTCCTACACTATTCGCATTTGCTTGCGTGTATGACAAATTCATCGCCCAGGCACTTATCACATCTTGTGCAATCAGTTGTGTTTCGTGCAAAATCCTATTCAGCTCATCGTCCACTAGTTCCGTAACCAACTCGCACACCACAACTTCGAATGTATAGCCAATGGTCTGCATATCTATATCGACATCCGTGATTTGGGCATACAACAAAGGATATTTGTCATCGGCCAATTTTGGTATGTCCACTTCATTCATTCGTTTGTCGTAGAACGCACGAATTTGTTTGTGATCCGCCGCGATGTTATGCCAAATCTTGACGATTTCAATGAGAGTTGCCATTTATTTTCACTTTGTCTTGTAATGATACGTCCATCTCGTATGCGATAAATGCGAATGCTTCCGTGAGTTTGAGTTTAGTCACCGCGTCCATCCTTAAAATATCGCCTTGAGCCAGTCGATGAATTAAAGGATAGTATCCCCATTTCTTGCTTACGCCGTCCCCTTCCCCGCCGAAGATCGAAGCAAATCGACCGCTAACGTCCTTTCTATATTGCAAAAAAAAACGAATGCCCCCAATGCCGCACTCAACGGCGCATACTTCATCGAATCGTCACGCATTGCATTCGGCGTGTATGGTTCGATGCTATAAAATCTCAACCATTCCTTCGTCACCGGCCGATAAAAGATGGCCATCAAACGGTGCATATTGTCAATCATATCCAACGAACTCAATTGTTCTAAATCCACATACTCGCCCAACGTGATGTCGTTCCAGTTAGGGATAAATCCGTACTTCACGCCGTCCATCTCGAACATCTTTACAACCGGCGTATCATTCGGCGGCGGCGACTGCATCCATTCCAAAAACTTCATTATTCGAGCAATGTCCTTTTGCCGAAGTTTGACCAATTGATGTTCAGGGATTCCCGTGAGTATCCTAATGCCGGCCGTTGCCCGTTCCATCTCGGACATTGTGGCGTTGGAACTCTTGTCCAACTTGGACAATTGTTGGAATTGATGCACCGTGATTTCGTGATAACCTTCGGGAATGCTTACTCTCATCGTATGGCGTATTTTCCGTTTTTGAAACCCAACTTATTGAGACATACATAACGCACCGCATCCACGCCGTGATTCCACGCATCGACCGGCGTTTCCAGGATTTTCCCGTTTTTGTCTGTCTGCCATTTGTAGTTGCGGAACTCCTTGATGAAGTTCGTTGCACCTTCGTGGATGTATATCTTATGCCGGCGCATTATGTCGATGCCCAACCGGACGGAGTCCGATCCTTTCTTCGCCGGTTTGATGTTGAATCCCATCCGATGCACTTCGTCGATTGACTTCGGTTCCGCACTATCTGCCACGATTTCAATTTGGCGATTGATGCCTTTGCTTCGCATCGTATTTGCCAGTTCGGAGTTTGTCAATTCTTTCTGATATATTTCTTCTTCGATGTACAACGCTCCGTCGTGCAAATACACCGCCGCCAACGCCGTTGGATCATTTGTGTATCCCCAGTCCAACCCGTATGCTATGAGCTTTGCACCGGCCGGCCGATCCTTGAATGTGTGTGT